GCAGAGATTGAAGAGAGTATGCCTAACAAACTAATTATGAAAAAATTGCCATCTGACACTGTTACGATGTTACAATTAAAAAATCAAATTAGAAAGATGATTGCGGATGGGATTAAGATTGATATGGTCATTTTAGACTACATTGATTGTGTCGTTCCTGACAAGAATTTGGGTGATGAATGGAAAAGTGAAGGTTCAGTGATGAGGGGGTTTGAAGCTATGTGTCACGAATTGAGTCTCGTTGGTTGGACCGCAACACAAGGAAATAGGGCATCTATTTCATCGGAGGTCGTAACAACAGATCAAATGGGGGGATCAATTAAAAAGGCACAAGTGGGACACGTTATTATTTCGGTGGCTAAGACTCTACAACAAAAAGAGTTAAAGTTGGCAACAATAGCGATAACCAAATCAAGAATCGGTGACGATGGAGTAGTGTTTGAGAATTGTAAGTTTGATAACGCAATGATTGATATTGATACTGAAAGTTCAATGACGTTCTTAGGTCTTGAAGAACAAAAAGAAGAGAGACAAAGACAAAGAATCAAAGAGGTTCTTGAGAAAAGAAAGCAAAGGGAAACCGGTACGGCTTCTACAAATAATTAAATTTTAAAATTAAATAAATAATGGATGTTTCACAAAGAATATTGAGCGACATTACAGTGTATATGAAATACGCTAAGTTTGTTCCCGAATTAAATAGACGGGAAACGTGGGAAGAGTTGGTAACAAGAAACAAAGAAATGCACCAAAAGAAATACCCACACATCAAAAATGATATTGAGGAAGTATACAAAATGGTATATGACAAAAAAATCCTTCCTTCAATGAGATCATTACAATTTGGTGGGAAACCAATTGAGATTTCACCAAACAGAGTTTACAATTGTGCTTACATGCCGATTGACCATCCAGATGCGTTCTCTGAGACAATGTTCTTATTATTAGGCGGTACAGGAGTTGGATTCTCAGTACAAAAACACCACATTGAAAAATTACCTGAGATTAAAAAACCAAACCCAACAAGAACAAGACGTTACCTTATCGGTGATAGTATTGAAGGGTGGGCAGACGCAATCAAAGTATTGATTGAATCTTATTTGGGGGTTAAATCATCAACACCAATATTTGATTTCTCTGACATTCGTCATAAAGGAGCGTTATTGGTAACCTCTGGTGGTAAAGCACCGGGTCCTCAACCACTTAAAGATTGTGTACATAATATCACTAAAGTGTTTGAAAACAAAAAAGATGGTGAGAAATTATCACCAATTGAAACTCACGATATTGTATGTCATATTGCAGACGCAGTATTGGCAGGAGGTATTAGAAGAGCGGCACTTATCTCATTATTTTCAGCGGACGACGAGGAAATGATTTCTTGTAAGTCAGGAAATTGGTGGGAACAAAACGCACAAAGAGGTAGAGCTAACAATTCTGCGGTACTTCTTCGTCACAAAATTACTAAAGAATTCTTTATGGATCTTTGGAAAAGAATTGAGTTATCAGGAGCAGGAGAACCTGGTATCTATTTGTCAAACGACAAAGATTGGGGAACTAATCCATGTTGTGAGATTGCACTTCGTCCTAATCAGTTCTGTAACTTATGTGAGGTAAATGCGTCTGATATTGAATCACAAGAAGATTTTGAAGCAAGAGTTAAAGGGGCTGCGTTCATTGGAACATTACAGGCAGGTTATACTGATTTCCATTACTTAAGAGACGTTTGGAAAAGAACAACTGAGAAAGACGCACTTATTGGTGTTGGAATGACAGGAATTGGTTCAGGTGTTGTTTTAGGTTATGATATGAAGGCGGCGGCAGAAATGGTTAAACTTGAAAACGAAAGAGTTGCTAAACTTATTGGTATTAACAAATCCGCAAGATCAACAACCGTTAAACCATCAGGAACATCATCATTGGTGTTGGGAACTTCTTCAGGTATCCACGCATGGCACAATGATTTTTACTTAAGAAGAATCCGTGTTGGGAAAAATGAAGCTATCTATTCTTATTTGGCAATCAACCATCCTGATTTAGTAGAAGATGAATTCTTCCGTCCTCACGATACGGCAGTTATATCAATCCCACAAAAATCACCACAAGGGTCAATCCTTAGACATGAATCAGTATTTCAAATGTTGGAACGTGTTAAGAAAGTATCACAAGAGTGGGTTAGAAACGGACACAGAACGGGTCAAAACACACACAATGTATCTGCAACGGTTTCTATTAAAGAAGACGAGTGGGACTTGGTAGGTGATTGGATGTGGAACAACAGAAAATTCTATAATGGATTATCCGTACTTCCATACAACGGAGGTACTTATACCCAGGCACCTTTTACCGATTGTTCAAAAGAAGAGTATGAAAAATTAGTTAGAACATTGACTAATATTGACTTAACTAAAGTAATTGAATTACAGGATAACACCGATTTAAGTGGAGAAATCGCTTGTGGAGCGTCGGGATGTGAGATTATATAATTAAATTTTAATATTAGAATGGTGATAAATTAAACTTTAATCACCATTCTAATATTTATTATATATGGGACGTAAAGGTATTAGTAAATATGACAATTTTTTTCAACTAGGACAAAAATATGGAAAATGGTTGGTTATTGGTGAAAAATTACAAATAGATAGAGAAGCTAAAGTTTTATGTAGATGTTTAGAATGTAACAAAACAGAAAAATATGTTTCAGCATATCAGTTAGTTACAGGTGTTTCTAAAAGATGTTCTGTTTGTGGATATTCTCTTAAAGAGGAAAATAACCCAGCTTGGAAGGGATGTGGTAAAGTACCAGGAGAAAAACTCTCAAAAATAATGAGAGGTGCAAGATTAAGAAACATAAATTTTAATCTTACAATAGAATACATTTCTGAACTTTATAATAAACAAAATGGTTTTTGTTACTATACGAATTTACCAATATCTTTCAAAGACAAAACTGCGTCCTTAGAAAGGGTTGATAGTAAAATTGGTTATGAAGAATCTAATGTTGTTTGGGTTCATAAAAACGTTAACATTATGAAGAGAGACTTATCTTACGAAGAATTTTATAATGTATGTAAATTAGTGGTTGAAAATAAAAAATAAAAAAATAAAATTATGGAAAATTATAGCAAAGATGTTTTGAAAAAGGAGTTAGATTCTTTAAATATGTTTAAAGAAGGTTATAAAAATCAAATTAAAAAAAGAAGTGGTAATGAGTTGAAATTTGTTGAAGAACAATTATTTAGTGTAAATAATAAAATAAGTGAAATTGAAAAAACTTTAAAAATATTATGAAAGCACAATGGGGAAACAATGTGACGCTAACATATCAAGTATTGTTAGCGTTCTATAACCAAAGAAAAACTAACTAAAATGACGGTAAGTGCATCAAACGATTGGATACAACAGTTATATGTTCAGGAGACAACTAAAAAATCTCCTGAACCTGACTTTTATAAAGATGATAACGGTAGATTTATAATGACCGAATCTTATCATATTAAACGAGGATCATGTTGTGGATCAAAATGTAAACATTGTCCTTACGAACCACTTTACGAAAAAGGAAGTAAAACGATACAAGAATCACTACGGAAGTAGTGATTTTTTTTTTACTTAAAAAAACTCTAACTTATATTTATAAGTGATATGGCAAATAACGGTATTACGTATGGTATAAATTTTCCTTTTGTTGATTCATTTGACGGAAGGTATTTAGATGTAACCAATACAACTGAGGCGGAAATAAGAAGTAACCTTGTTCACTTACTATTAACAAGAAAAGGATCAAGATATTTTTTACCTGACTTTGGTAGTAGATTATACGAATACATCTTTGAACCATTAGATGGACCAACATTCTCTGATATTGAATCGGAGATAAGAGATTCTATTGGTAATTACATGCCAAATCTACTAGTGACTAATGTGACCGTAGAACCAGGTTCTGCTGGTTTAGAAAACAAAGGTTATACTGTAAACGACTATGGTGAAAGAGAGTTTAAGGTAACTAATATCAGTCAATTAGAACACACCGCAAAAATAAGAATAGATTATAAGGTTACAAATTCAGCATTTGAATCAAGCGATTTTATAATTATCAATATTTAATATTATATGGCAGAGAAACAAATATCCTATACCGTAAGGGATTTTCAAGGTATAAGAACGGAGTTAATTAACTTCACAAGAACCTATTATCCTGATTTAGTTCAAAACTTTAATGATGCGGGTATATTCTCGGTTATGTTAGATATGAACGCTGCCGTTACAGATAACTTGAATTATCAAATAGATAGAAGCATTCAAGAGACGGTATTACAATACGCACAACAAAAATCATCAGTATATAATATTGCAAGAACCTATGGGTTAAAAGTCCCTGGACAAAGACCTTCAGTTGCTTTAGTCGATTTCTCAATTTTAGTTCCGGCTTTTGGGGATAGAGA